ACACATGAAAGACGCAAACAACAAGGTAGTCTGGCCGTTCCCAATGGCTGGGCAAATCAAGAAGCCATTGACCGATAACGAGCGTGCCAAGGTCGAGATCAAACAAGCCAAGCGTGACAAGAAAGAAGCGCTGAAACGCGTGGAGGATGCACTAATATGAACCCAACGAAACTTCAATGCTACACAATGGCCGCTCGCGTGCGCGGGTTTGCCGAAGGACTGCAAGAGTCTGACGAGATCGAAATCAAGTACGGCGGGCGCCCCCGCAATGAGTCTCTGGTGGCTTTGCTCAACAAATGCGCCGACCTGCTGATCGAAACATGGAATGAGTACGCCAAAGACGCGGGGTATGGCGACATGATCGGAGACCCCAGTGAGAAAGCGAAGTAAGTACCGTCCGAAAGGCATCATCCAAAACCCCATTGCGTACGTGATGGAGGGGCTGGTACCCGTCGCTAACCATGATTCCTATCTGCTGGACCTCAAGATCAAAAACCACGGATCCATGGCGGCGCTGACGACCGGCAAGGCAACCAAGGCGGACATCAACACGCTCATCTCGATGAGCAATGTCACTGAGGCACTGTACCGTTTGGGGTTTGGCACCGAGTACGCGAATGTCGTACGCGCCGGACTAGATTCATTGTTTGCAGTAGGGCAACGGGGGGCGCAGACCAAACAGTTTGTGCTCAAAGCACAAGAGATGACCGCGCTGAACACTTTGATGGAGCTACACGACGCCCAGCTAGAAATCATAACCGTCAAGGATATGGAGCGAGCGCTTAAGCTTGTGGACAAAGAACGCAAGGAGAAGAAAATGCGATCAATCAAGGAGCCAAAATGAAGAAACTGCTGATGGCATTGTGCCTACTGCCGGCACTAGCAAACGCTGAGTCGTACTACGCCACAAACAAAACGGGTGGGCGCGTAGTCATCACAAGCAACGACTGCTGGATGGGCGGGACGCACTACCCTGAATGGGGGGAAGCGTACACATACAGCGGCACCACACATCAAATGACAGGCGCTTGCTGGGCGTACGTTGATGGGGCGATCCACATCATTTACGACGATGGGGACCGCAGAGTTTATCCACTTGAATACTTTAGAAAGGTTGAGGACTGATATGGCAACAGAAGCAAAACAAACAGGGCACAAGCGTGCTCGCAAAGCTCGCATCACGCTGGAGATCGACGACGACATCCATAAAATTCGCACCCGGTTGCTGGAGGAAACGGGGGTGTACATGACCTACCGACAGTTGGTTGATTACCTCATCAAGTTCTACTTCAAACACCAGAAGGCAGAAACTGCGTGGAGACCGTAATCGACGACGTAAAAGCCATTTGCGAAAAATGGTGGGAGCGTAAGATCAAGGCCGCTAAAAGCAAACGTAAACCAGCGCAGGAGAAAGAAGTGAGATGGAGTAGCCACGCAGACGTACGTCGTGTACTTAAGGAGCACCCAGATGGGTTGACCGCAAAAGAGATCGCGGCGTTGATTAACCGCAGTGCCGGGCACATGAGTACTACGTTGAACCGTATGCCGGACTTGTACATTGACCGCTGGGTACGTACTTCAGATAAAGGGCGGTGGGCCGCAGTTTGGTGTGCGGTTGAAGTCCCCCCGAATTGCCCCAGACCCGAAACTGTATGGACAATACGCAGGGCCAAGACGCTCGCCAACAAACAACGAAACGAACAGGACACCAAATGACAAAAAATCTTCCGATTGAGGCGCAGTCGCTGCCGCATAAAGCCCTTGCGCATTTAATGCGTGAGGAGTGTAACGAGGCCCGGCTCATCAACTTGATGAACTACAAGCGTAGCAAGATCTCGTTCAACACCGACGTCATCCTGCCGCTGACCCGCGCCATGGCGGTAACTGCCAAGATCAACAACATCTACGGCATCACCAACAAGGGCGTGGATTTGTACATGGCCTTGCAAGACATCGAAGCTGTGTACATCGGTACCGAAATTCCAAAGATGGCAACCACCCGCAAGACTTTCGCTGTGGACGGGCCGCTGTATGATGGCGCAGAGCTTCGGCCGTATGAAGGGCGGCCCGGGGCCAATGACTTCCTCAAGTACCCATCTCGTATGGGTGCGCAACTTATTTATCGAAAGGACGCGCAATGATCCAAGACGGAGCAAACGGCACGAGTGCCGATGACGTGCAATTTGGCGGGGACCACTACAAGACGATGCCCGTACAACCGTGGCATGTGATGGAAGCAGTGCTCACCTATGACGAGTTCGTGGGCTTTCTCAAGGGCAACATCATCAAGTACTCGATGCGCCAAGGCAAGAAGGACAGCCCCGATGCAGAGAAGTGCCAGCACTACATCAAGAAGCTTCAAGAAGTTATAGCACGCGGGAGCTGGTGATGAGCATAGACATGATTAGCATGTGGCACCAACGTGCCCGCCCTGAGCCTACTGATAAAGATTTCAACGTGCAGTTGGGGTGTCACTTTGAAGAGTTCAAAGAGATGTTGGACTGTTTGGCGCTGGATGGTAGCGCGACAGAATGGCATGAGCTCAAGGTTATGGTTGACGTAGTTGCTACCGGGCTTAAGCGCGGGTGGGTCACTGCCACAATCACGGACCGTAAAGGGTTCCTCGATAGCCTCGCCGACCAAATCGTCACGGGGACGGGCACTGGGCACTGCGCCACCATGCACGTGGTTGAGGCGGTACGCCGAGTCAACTCCTCGAACTGGTCGAAGTTCGACGCTGACGGGCAGCCTATCCGCGACGCAAACGGCAAGATCGCCAAGGGCCCGACATACGAGCCGCCCAATCTGGAGGGACTGTACTGATGGCTGCCACCCCCGAAGCGAAAGTGAAGGCCAAGATACACAAGCAGCTCAAGGAAGCCAATGCGTACGCGGTCAACTACATCGGGGGGCAGTTCGCTAACAGCGGCACCCCTGACATCCTAGCCTGCGTCAAAGGAGTCTTTGCTGGCATTGAGGCCAAGGCAGGGAAGAACAAGCCAACGGCGTTGCAGATTTCTAACCTTAGAAAAATTCGAGAAGCGGGCGGCATGGCGCTCGTCATCAACGAGACCAACCTTGGATACCTTGAGGAGTGCTTGCATGACCCAAGACCAGAACGATCCAATTACTGCTTTTTTGAAAGCCCACAGTCAGCGAACGACTGAAGAATTACGGATCATCCGAAAACGCGAACAACAGCGGGCGGCATACGCACGCAGAATGGAGAAACAAAATGGACTGCAGCCACGGAGCAAAGATGCTGATCGAACGGATGGAGACCCATCCTGAAGAGTTCTACAATAATGGTCGGTTTGCGGAGCTCATTGATTACGTCAGTAATAGAGGTACAAAGCTCTACGGCAGTAACCCACCTATGGGCGACCTTCTGTCCGACCGAGATTTTGAGGCGCTGAAGCAAGCCGTAGGGTCTCTCAGAGAATACCGTCTGCACAAAGAAGTAACTGCCGCTATATACGGCGACTGCAAAGATGTGTTTATAGCCCGGCGCGATATCGCCCAAATGGCGGTCCAAGGTAGTAGCGTTGTTGGGAGGCACGCGCTGGATGTGATCACCGGGGGAATTAGCAATGCCTAAACTATGTGTATTGGACTTTGAGACGTACTACGATCGTGAGTACAGTCTCAGCAAGATGACGACCGAGGCCTACATCAAAGATGAGCGCTTCCAAGCAATCGGCGTGGCCATGAAGTTTGACGAAGGCCCTAACGTTTGGTACGCAGGTCCGGAGAACGTTGAGCGGGTGATGCGTGAGACTGACTGGGAAGATGTGATGGTGGTGTGCCAGAACACAGCCTTCGACGGTGCCATTATGAAGTGGTACTATGACGTTTCTCCTCTCGCGTGGGGCGACACGATGGGCATGTCGCGGGCTTTGTTCCCCCATGAAAAATCGCACAGCCTCAAGTCGCAAGCTGAGCGCATGGGCGTAGGTATCAAAGGCGAAGAAGTGCTCAACGCGATAGGGCTGTACCACCAAGACTTCTCTGAGGCACAGTTGCTACGCTACGGCGAATACTGCCGGAATGACGTAGCGCTCACGCACAAACTCTTCAAGATGTACCTCGGCATGGGGTTCCCGAAAGTTGAGCTGAAACTGATCGACCTGACCCTGCGCATGTTTATTGAGCCAGTTCTTCGCCTCGACCGCACGTTGTTGGAGTCTCATCTGGCGGATGTGAAGAAACGTAAGCACGACCTGTTGGAAGATGTGCGTGACGTGGTGCTGGGTGACAACCCAGACGTAGACTTTGTGTACACGATCTTCAGCCAAGGCACAGAAGGTATCAAGAAACTGCTAATGTCGAACGATAAGTTCGCTGACGCACTGCGGTACCTTGGCGTTGAGCCGCCGATGAAAACAAGCCCGACTACCGGCAAGCAAGCCTATGCGTTTGCCAAGACAGATGAAGCGTTCCAAGCGCTTGCAGATCACCCGCTTGAGAGTGTGCAGGCCCTTGTGGCGGCCCGCCTTGGCAACAAGACTACGTTGGAAGAAACCCGCACGGAGCGGTTCATTGACATGGCCAGTCGAGGTTCGTTCCCTGTGCCCCTGCGTTATTACGGTGCGCACTCAGGGCGCTGGTCTGGACAAGACTCCATTAACCTGCAGAACCTGCCGTCTCGTGGTCCGAACGCAGGCAAGATCAAGCGCGCCATCCTAGCTCCTGAAGGGCATGTAGTCATTGACTGTGACTCGGCCCAGATCGAAGCCCGCACGCTGGCGTGGCTGGCTGGTCAACAAGATTTGGTTGAAGCGTTTGAGAGGAAAGAAGATGTCTATAAGCTCATGGCTTCAAAGATTTACGGCGTTCCCGTTGACCAGATCGACAAGCAGACGCGACAAGTGGGAAAAACCGTTGTCCTCGGGTGTTTCGGGCCTCGTACCCCAGTATTGACTAAGCGCGGCTGGGTGCCTATACTACACGTACAGGATACGGATACGGTGTGGGATGGCGTGGATTGGGTTAGCCACGCCGGAGTTATCCACAAAGGAGAGAAAGACGTATGGACAGCACACGGGGTGAGCGCAACTTCGGACCACGAAATCCTGACGGAACGTGGGTGGGTGGAGTGGTACGAGGTAATCAAAAACCCTTCCCTTTGGCAGTCGGCGAAGTCCGTGGGGACCTCACTGTCCTTGAGTGGAAGTCCCATACAACGGCGGGAGGCAGAGCTCGCGGGTGGCAGCCTGTTTGCCGGTGCTCCTGCGGATGGGAAGGCGTTGTACTCCGCGAAAACATCCTCAAAGGCCGAAGCACTCGGTGCGATGCTTGCGCAAAAGTTGCGGCGCATACTAAACGATATTGGAAATATGAAGCGGCGTGCCCAGACGAATCGATACGCACGCGGCTCCTCAACCGCATTGCGTCCTGCGTGTCCCGGTGTCACAACCCAAACAATCGAGCGTACGAAAACTACGGGCGCCGTGGCATTTTTGTGCACGCCCCATGGAGAACCGACCGCGTTGCGTTCCTCACGTACCTCATCGGGCTCGACGGGCACGACCAACCACATTTGGAGTTGGATAGGATCGACGTGGATAGGGGGTATGAGCCGGGCAATCTGCGATTCGTTGGCCGCGCAGCCAACGTGGCAAACAGGCGGAGTGTCCGAACGCTTCAAGCGCGACTCAGTGCCCTTGAAGCAGAAAATGCAGACCTACGACATCGCCTACGCAGGGCCGAGGAACCGCTACATGGTGCTGACAAATGACGGGCCTATCATCGTGCACAACTGCGGGTATGGCGTTGGTCACGTCAAGCTTCAAGGGTTTCTCAAGACCCAAGCGGGGGTCGAGGTATCGCTGGATGAGGCCAAGCGCATCATCTCAACGTACAGGAGTGCTTCGTACCGCATCGCTGAGCTTTGGGAGAAGTCTGGCAAAGCACTCATCAACCTGATGCAAGGCTACGCTTCCGACATTGACGCAGTGGGCCTGATCAAAGCCGTGCCTGACAAGGGCATCACACTGCCCAACGGGCTGTTCATTCAGTACCCCAACTTGCGTAGTGTGACTAAGGAGGACGGGAAGTCGGAGCTGGTCTACACCTCGAAGGGCCTACCCGTACGGGTATACGGCGGGAAGGTTGTGGAGAACTTTACTCAGGCAGTAGCTCGCTGTGTTGTGGCCGAGCAAGCCCTGCGTATTGCCAAGCGGTACAAGGTAGTCTTGACGGTGCATGATAGTGTTGCTATAATTGCTCCCGAAGATGAAAAGGACGAAGCTATGGCGTACATCATTGAGTGCATGAGTTGGAACCCCAAGTGGGCCGTTGGCCTACCATTGTCATGCGAAGCTGGATGGGGCCAGAGCTATGGTGGTTGACATCGGAAGTCGCTTTGGGCATCTGGTAGTTACCGCACGCGCCGCGCGGGGGTGGGCCCAGTGGGTATGCACCTGCGATTGCGGCGCGGTCGTCACCCTGCGGGCTAATAAACTGCTGAGTGGGAACAACAAGTCTTGCGGGTGCCTGAAGCGCTCAGTTCTAGGCGACGCAACCCGCACTCACGGGCGGGCAAACAGTCGGGTCTCGGGGTACCGAGATCGCACGTACGGCATCTGGCAAGC